GCGTCTATCATGTACTTCTGTGCTCTTGCCTGAGACTCTTGCGCCTGTGCGTTCAAGGCGTTAGTCTGACTCTGCTGGAACTCTATTTGAGCCTGTTGTGCCATTTGAGCCATTTGCTGTGCCTGTGGATCAGGCTGTGCGGCCTGTTGCATAGCAGCAATAAGTTCGTCACGGTTGCTCAGGTTCATGTTGTCGATGATACTTTGTATCAACACAGGGTACAGCGGAGAGTCCTGCTGCATAGTCTGTAGTAACTGTACAAGCTGCGTCACTTCGTACTCTCTAGCAATGATGCCTAAAGTGGACGAAGCGTTAAACTTATAGTCAGCAACAGGGTAGTTCTCAGGGTCAAACTGCATATACCTATGTGCAGCCTTGGTAACAAAAGGTAACAAGAAGGACTGCTGGAAGTTAATCAGGGTACGCTTGTGACGCTTAATGATTGCGCCTAGCGACATACTTATTCCTGCGGCAGTGGCTTCTCCGTTAACCTGTCCAGCAATACCGGCAGAGTCAACAGCGCCTGTTGCTTGCTGTACCATTTGTTGCAGACTTGCAGCTTGTGCAAAAGTAATCTGCCCCACTTGTCCAAAGTTAAACGGTTGTAGTACTTCACGGGGATCACCATTCGTCAGTATCATTTTACCCGGACGCACTTCGGGTCGGGAGCCTCGCGGCAGTCGTGTTGCGTCAATGGCTAACATAGGATGTATAGTCAGTGACAGTGCGTCAATACGAGCACGTAGCTCAGTATCTAGTGCTTTCTGAGAGTTGTAGCCCTTCTCACAAACACCTCGTCCCCAGAAGCGACTGGGTACAACGTCCCAAGGAAACGCAACTACAGGACGATCTTGCATCATGTACGGGTTAGGCTCTGCCTTCAGTAGGACTCCGCCGTTAGCAATAATTACAATAGCTTCCACATACTGCGAGTTTCCGTCAATTTCTTCTTCAGTAGCGTCCTCTAGCAACTGCTTGGGAACAAGACCGTAGTACTTAGTCAGCCTAACCTTGTCGTCGTTGTAGATCGTGAGGTCTTGATCTGGCTCTAAATCAGTGTCAGGAGCAGCACTGGCTACGTATACGTCACGGTAAACGCCTTGCTCTTGCAAGAGTTCTACGTGGTGACGACTTACAAACTCGTCTACAGCAACACCCATAGCGTCATCAACAGACGTAGCTACAGGGTCGATCAGGAAGTTCTGAGGCATCACAGGCTTCAGCTTGACAACAACACGGTCAGTGATGTTAACGCCTACAGCTTGCAACTGTCCGTCCATGATGGGCTGCGTTGCTGGAGCCATCTCTTTTATTTCTTCTATCACTATCTCACCAACGCCTGTACCAAACACAGCAGCGTTAATTAGGCACTCAGCGACAGCTTTACGTATCTTACATTGTTCGAAGTCTTCTGTTAACTTATTACGTAAATATTGCACATCCTGTTTTTCAGGATCGTTCATGTCGTCAGCAATGTCGAACCACTTACCACGACCAAACGTAGCTTCTTCTAGTTCTGCTACATTAGACTCAACTGCTTGCTGTAGTGCAGGAGAAATAATCCGGCTACGCTCAGAGGAGCGCTCACGGTCAGCAGGATCCCAGATGCCCCGCCAGAGTCTATAATATTCATCAAAGTCTGCTTCATAGTTGCTTTCGTAGTAATCTCTCCAGTCTTCACATTTGCTTATTACCCAGCCTTCGATGGTTTCTCCCATCATCAGTGGGTCTGGACTATATAATTCACTCACCTTAGTACCCCGCTACAATATCTAAAATTTCTGGCTCTTCGAACTCTAGTTCAGCGATCCCATACGGGACGTTAGCAAGCTGATCTATGTACGCTAACGCATCAACTAAGTCGTCGTGCGTCAACGGATCAGGGAATTGAAACAACTGATCTAGGAACCTTGCGTTCCAGTCACCTTTGTTCATGCTCACAATTCCGTTCTCAAAGCGCCCTTGCAGCGCCCACATGACCCTATCGGTTTTCTTTTTGTTACCGTGGGTAAGCTCTTCTACTCTGAAGAACTGTGCGTACTTCTTTTGCAGATCCATAAGCGGCGACATAACCGCTTGCTTTGCAATGCCTCTTTCAATACCAACAGATACAGGACGATAGTCACGAACAGCTTGAAAGATTTTAATGGCTGTTTCGTCCAGAGACCATCTTCCGTGTATAATGTTATCAATGTACCAGTCACCATTGTCACCTACCTTGACGATAGCCATCGCTGTTTCGTCTAGCTTAGTGTTCTTTGTGCGTTTCTTCCCGACCTCTTCAAAACCTGCTAAGTCTATTGCGATGTAGTAGTCACCAACTTCCGGCTCAGAACCGTACTTAATCCACTGTTCCTTGAACATTTCGGAACCTGTGGCTTCGAACGATGCCATGAACTCCTGCCTAAACGCATAGCTCGACATCGACTTCTTAGCAATATCAATCTCGCTTGGATCAAGTAGAGGGTTATCGTAAGACGTAAAATGCCAGCCTTTATACGTTTCATCATCAGCCATCTCCGCGTACTTGTACAGTTCGTAGAAGTGGTTACGTCCCATAGGTGTTCCTATGAACAACGCGTGACCCTTCTGGTCTGCGAGTGCTGGACGTAGGATTTGCTCCCAGACATCTGGTTTCATATCCGCATACTCGTCCATCACGAGAAACTTCAAGGACACACCACGCATAGTCTCTGGCCTATCGGCTCCCTTCAGACTAATTGTAGCCCCGTTGACCAGCTTGATCTGCAGGTTGTTAATGTGCGAACCTGAGATGACAGGGTGTCCTAGCTCTAGCAGAGTCTGCCACATGATGTCACGGGCTTGTCCCTGCGTAGGCGCAACGTAAAAAACGTGTCCACGTTCGGCTTGCAACGCATTAATAATGAGCAGCCACGCAGCGAGTCGTGACTTTCCTGTTCGTCTTCCGGCAGCTACTACTTTAAAACGAGTAGAATCACTGTACACTTCCTGCTGCCAAGGAAGCAGTTCAACATTAAGATCCATTAAAGTTTACAAATGTTGCTGGTTGCTCTAACAGATCAAAAGTTACTACTACTTCTATGTTTCCTGCTGATCCTGCTGACGCTTTAATTACGTCACCTTCCTGCAAAACAAATACAGCGTTGCCGTCAATTAACAAATACTCTTTAGATGACACATTAGTGCCGTTAAGGATATACACATCAGGGTCTGGAGTCTTGTCAACAAACAAAGTAATGTCGTTTGTGGAATTGTGTAGGTTACTTATAAACGCCATGTTCCAGTGCGCTACAAACCCGCTAGGTATCGTAACAATAGTTTGTGTTGAAGTGTCTGTGAGATTTACATTTTTGGTATATAGCATCAGTACGTCCAGATAACAGGGGAACTTTCCCGTATGTCTACGTGAATAAACGAAGGATCAACGCCGATACCTGTGAATCCTAACGCCAGTGCTTCTTTTACTAACCTAAACCGCTTGTTACTGCTAACAACCCGTATATCTGCTGCAATACCGTTAGCGTGAGTACCGGGAATGTCCTTAGCAGCCTCAATTGGGTGGCTAGGGTCTCTGTATCCACTCGTGATAACAAAAGGAAACCCACAGTTGTGCCTGAGTTGGTCTAGTTTCTCTAGAAACTCAGGCTTCATCTCGTTGTTTCCAGTGTGTTGACAGTTAAACTCTTCTAACTCAAAGTATTTCACCGGAATCTCCGTCTACCGTAGCGTAGCTACTGTCTATAGTGCTGCCTGAGCTAATTTCTGTAGTACCCACGCCTGTGATGTTGATCTGTATGGCGTTACGACCACCATCTTTTATCACATCTTTCTCAAAAGCACCTACTGGCAGTATTCTGTCCATGATTAGCTTCCATGCTGCTGCTTGATTCTTGTGGTCATCGTTTGTAGCAGCATCAAATATAGTCTGTAGGACTAATTCTGACTTAGGTGAGGCTAACATCCTAGCCTTGTACTCGTTAATTATAGAAGCATCACCCTTTGGTCTGCCTACTTTACCTCTAGAACCAGTGGTCTTAGCCTTAATCTCTGACTTCTTAGGCCGGCCTCTGGGTCTTCTAGTGGCTTTTCTTTCTGCACACTGAGCCTTGAGCTTGTCGTCCACGTAAGTATCCTTAAGCAGCAGCTAGTGCTGCGGTATGTTTTACTAGTGTTTCACTTGAGTCCCCTTGAGCTAAAGCAACCTTAGACAACAGAAGAAGGGGATCTAAGTGAATTAGTTAGTGTTTACTTACATTAATCCAACTTAGGGCCGCCTCTGTTGAGACAGTAGATGATACAGTAGATGTCTCTTCAGTGTCGCTTTAGTATCTACCTATTATTATACCACATTTTTATACAAATGTCAATACCCTAGTAGTAAATATGTGTAATAGTACCAAAGATAATCACTAGAAGTACACGAGTTGTGTCACTATTTACAAC